GATGCATCTAACACTAACGCTCAGTTACTAACTTTTACTGCAGGCTTCCTTGATATCGTTGGTTCTGTTTATACAGGAGCACCCGGCCAGGTGCCTTATAGTATTGCTGTTTACTATACTAACACATTTTCTAACGATGCTGGCAGAATGAATTTTTCATATACAGCCAAACCATATTATCTAGCCACTTGATAATTTCAATTAAATAGACAATACAAATAAATGCGTATATAATTTATTTTGTATCTGTGATAAGAAAAATTATACCAAATTAACATTAAAAATCACGTGTAAAACGTTGACAATGAATAGATTTCGGCGATGCTTTCTTTCTCACTAAATACTTCCTACAAAGTATTAAGTAAAGTATAAGAATCACCCATAAGCGAAAGACAATGACTCAAATAACAGTAATAAAAAGAAATGGTGCAAAAGAGCCATTAGCAGTTGAAAAATGGCAAGCTCAAATAGCTAAAGTATGTAAAGGCATAGCTGATGTCAGTCAGAGTATGATTGAGATTAAGAGTCAACCGCATTTTTATGACGGCATAACAACAAGCGAAATTGACAATATTACGTTGCGAGCTATAGTTGATTTAATCGATGTCGAATCAAATCCAGACGTAGGTCATACAAATTATCAATATGTAGCAGGCAAACAACGTTTATCGATGTTACGCAAAGATGTATATGGAAAATATGAAGTTCCGCATCTCTATACTATTGTAAAGAAAAATATTGAAGTCGGATTATATACTCCAGAATTGTTAGAATGGTACAGCGAAGACGATTGGAACCGTATGAACGACATGTTGGATCATGAAAAAGACGAAACATATTCTTATGCTGCTATTGAGCAATTGATAGAAAAATATTTGGTACGCAATCGTGCGACAAAGGAAATTTATGAAACTCCACAGATTAGGTATATTGTGGCAGCGGCTACAGTCTTCCATAAGGAAGAACCGAATAGCGCAAGGATGCGTTACATTAAAGAATACTATCAAGCAGCATCCGATGGTTTGTTTACTCTTGCTACACCTGTCCTGGCTGGCCTTGGCACTCCTACTAAACAGTTTTCTAGTTGTGTGCTTATCCGCAGTGACGACGATCTGGATAGCATCTTTGCTTCTGGAGAGATGATGGCCAAGTATGCCAGCAAACGTGCAGGCATTGGTTTGGAGATAGGTCGTTTACGCCCACTAGGTTCCCCAATTCGTGGCGGCGAAATCATGCATACTGGTATGATTCCATTTTTAAAGAAATGGTTTGGAGATTTACGCTCATGCAGTCAAGGAGGTATTCGTAATGCAAGTGCTACTGTATTTTATCCCATTTGGCACCATCAGTTTGATGACCTTATTGTTCTTAAAAACAACCAAGGTACAGAGGAAACAAGAGTTCGACACATGGACTATGGAGTTGTCCTTAGCAAATTCTTTTGGCGCCGCTTCAAAAACAAAGAAAATATCACCTTCTTTGATCCGAACGAAGTACCAGACTTATATGAAGCCTTTTATCGTAACACAACAGAATTTGAAGAACTGTATATAAAATATGAAAAACGCACAGATTTGCGTAAAAAAGTCATGACCGCTGAAGAAGTATTTAAAAGCGGTATCTTAAAAGAACGTACTGATACAGGACGTATCTATCTTGTGTTTATTGACAATGTGCAGAATCAAGGTCCATTTGATCCTGAGTTCCACACTATCTACCAAAGCAACTTATGTTGTGAAATCCTATTACCTACAAAATCTTTCAAACGTCTGGATGATGTCGAAGGCCGCATAGCGTTATGTACATTAGGATCTATCAACTGGGGAGCCTTCCGTAATCCAGAAGACATGCGCCGTGCTTGCCGTATACTACAGCGTAGTCTGTGCAATATTCTCGATTACCAAGACTTCCTATCAATCCAGAGTAAGTTATCCAACGATGAAATACAACCACTAGGCATTGGTGTAACTAATCTAGCCTATTGGCATGCTAAACGTGGATTAAAGTATGGAGAAAAAGATGCCTTACAAGATGTTAAAAGTTGGATGGAGCATCAAGCCTACTACTTAACAGAGGCAACTGTTGAACTTGCTAAAGAACGCGGAGCGTGTACACATAGTGATAAGACACGTTATGGGCAAGGCATGTTTCCTTGGGAGTTACGTGCCTCTGGCTCTAATGAACTAGCAGACTTTACCCCAGAACTAGATTGGGAAACTTTGCGTACAAACATGAAACAATATGGAGTTAGAAATGCTACACTTATGGCTATTGCTCCAGTGGAGTCTAGTAGTGTTGTTATTAATAGCACTAATGGAATAGAAATGCCAATGAGTCTTATTAGCACCAAAGAGAGTAAAGCAGGATCGTTTACTCAGGTAGTGCCTGAGTATCATAAACTTAAAAATAAGTATCAACTCATGTGGGAACAGACAGACTGTGATGGTTATTTAAAAACAGCGGCTGTGCTTGCTGCTTATGTTGATCAATCAATTAGTACTAATACTTTTTATAATCCAGCACACTTTGCAGATCGTAAAGTTCCAACTACATTGATTGCTAAAAATTTAATGCAAGCTCACGCATGGGGACTAAAAACTTTCTACTATAGTTTGATTAATAAAGCTGGTAGTAAGGCTATTGCCGAAGATGCTCCAACAATGTTAGAGCCTATAGATTTTGATAACGAAGAAGATTGTGAGGCATGTAAGCTATGAGTAAAGAACAATATAATTTAAACACACGTACAGATTATTTGAGTCGCAAGATGTTTCTGGATCCAGCCGGACCAGTGACCATTCAACGATTCGAAGAGGTTAAATACAAGAAGATTGCAGATTTTGAAGCAACAGCCCGAGGCTTCTTCTGGCAACCTGAGGAAATTAGTCTTAGTAAAGACGCAAATGACTTTAAGGACGCAAGCGATGCAATTAAACATATTTTCACCAGCAATTTACTCCGTCAAACAGCACTTGATAGTCTTCAAGGTCGTGGACCAACACAGGTATTTACTCCGGTGTGTAGCCTGCCCGAAGTCGAAGCCCTTATGTACAACTGGGGATTCTTTGAAACCAATATCCACAGCAAGAGCTACAGTCACATAATTCGTAATATCTATAATGTGCCTAAGGATGTGTTCAACACTATCCATGATACACAAGAGATTGTTAGTATGGCCAGTAGTGTAGGCAAATACTATGATGATTTACATCGGTTGAATTGTGCCAAAGAACTAGACGGATATATCGCTGAAGAAGATCACATTAAAGCAATCTGGTTAGCATTAAATGCCAGCTATGCACTAGAAGCATTCCGCTTTATGGTTAGCTTTGCAACAAGTCTAGCCATGGTAGAGAACAAGATCTTTGTTGGCAATGGTAACATTATCAGTTTGATTCTACAAGACGAATTACTACATAAAGGATGGACGGCCTATTTGATCAATCAAGTAGTCAAGGAAGATACTCGTTTTGCACAGGCTAAGACCGATTGCGAGGCAGAAGTTTATGCTATGTATATGGATGTCATTCGTGAAGAAAAACAATGGTCCGACTATTTGTTCAAGAAAGGTCCTGTTATCGGACTTAATGCAAATATTCTAAAAGATTTTGTAGACTATACAGCAGTTGGTGCATTAAAAGATATCGGTATTAAATATCAGCAAGCCGCACCAAAATCGACACCTATCCCTTGGTTCAATAAGCATGTTGATACAAGCAAGAAACAGACAGCATTACAAGAAAACGAATCGACAAATTATGTTATTGGTATCATGTCTGAAGGGATTGACTACGAAACATTGCCGGCACTATAATAGTTAAATGCAAAATCGACCTAATATAACTGTGTACGATGGAGTATTTGATGATCGATATATTCGTGAGCTAAACGAAATATGCGATAATCTTCCAAATAAACCAGGTAACAGAGCAAACAGAAAAACATTCCCCTACGGAGATGTAGGAACCCATAATATCATGGGGGCTACATTATACAAAAGATATTCAAAGTATGTATTTGAGTCAATTTGTCCGATGGAATTACTAAGAGCGTTCCAGCACGTAGCCGATAATGTAATAAAAGAAAATTTAGATCTATGGGCAGTACATTCTAACCTACAATCAAAATCAATGGATGGCACTACTCATGCAGATAAGTCTCCTAATGTGATGATATTTACAACAGCAGATTGGAAGAAAAGTTGGGGAGGGGAATTTCAATTATTCGACCCTGCTACACCGCATCTTGTAGAATCAGTAGAATATGTACCAGGACGAGTTGTATTTTTTGATGGAAGAATTCCGCATAGAGCGCTAGGACCAAAAGTACCATATGTATACAGACACAGTATAGTATACAGGGTAAATTTAAATTAAGAAGGAATTAAAATGAAAGCTATTGTATGGAGCAAAAACGCTTGTCCATTTTGTGTACAAGCCAAAGCCTTATTAGAAATGAAAGGTATCGATTATGAAGAAAGAAATGTGCAGACAACATGGACTAAAGAACAACTGTTAGAAGTTGTACCTACAGCCAGAACTTTGCCACAAATTTTCTTAGATGATAATTATATTGGCGGGTTTACAGAACTCAAAAAACATTTCGAAAAGGTATAATATGTTAATTTCAAAAGGTATAGCAGAAGGCGAAGTAGTTACAATTAAAACTACAGCAGGTGAAGAAATTGTTGCTAAGTTAGTAGAAGATGGGCCAATGGGTGTTAAAGTTAAAAAGCCATTATGCTTAACAGCAACTAAAGATGGCATTGGGTTAGTTCCATTTTTGTTTACTACAGATCCTGATTCTGAAATTGTTATAAATAAAAATAGTATTATGGTACTAGCAGCTACCGTTAAGGATGCCGCAGATCGTTATACTGAACAAACCTCAGGAATTAAATTAGTATAATGCCAGCAATTGCTCAAAAAGGTGGTTCAAGTTCGGTTGCCGCAACAGACGGCGCCAAAGGATCTCCTTGTGGTAAAAATGTGTTCCATTGGGACACACCTACTACTCAAGCAAGCGATGCTGGTAGTGGGGATGTATTTGTAAATAATATCGGAGTTGTACGTCAAGGAGACGTAATGGTAAGCCATCCTGATGGAAATCCGTGTGTTGGCAGTCCAGTTAATCATGCTCCTGCACTAAGTACATTTAGTTCAAATGTGTTTGTTAACGGAAAAGCAGTGGGTCGTGTTGGAGACAAATATGACTCCGACGGACATTTTGATCACACTATTACTAGTGGATCGGGTAATGTATTTGCCAATTAACTAGACATTTATTTTTAACCCCTGTACACTAGGTATAAGTACTCTGTACTTGCCTTAAAGGAGAATTAAATGGCTACAAACAAATATGCAGAATTTACTGCAATCATCGAAGCAATGGAAGCAGACTTTGAAAAGTTTTACGACAAAGAAGTAGGTGCCGCCGGTACTCGCGTTCGTAAGCACTGTCAAGATTTGGCCAAGTTGTGCAAAGAAACTCGTAACGATGTTACAGCAGTTAAAAATGCTCGTAAAGAAGCCAAATAAGTCAACTAAATATTAATCTAAGGCGTTATATTAGTATACGCTTAAGGAGCAGTATTATGAAAGACAAAAATATTATCGGTTCAGTATTTGCCAGCTTGCTGGCACTAAGTACTTTGTTTGCCTTCAGCCCAAGTGCCGAAGCTCACGAAGGATTTCATTATCGAGGCGGCTGTTGCTATCGAGGCGGCTACGGTATGGGTTGGGTTGCTCCGGCTGTAATTGGAGGAGTAATTGGTTATGAAATTGCTCGTCCTGCTCCTGTAGTAGTTCAACAACCTCCAGTAGTTTATACACAACCACAAACAGTGATCCAGGCACCTCCGCAAGGATACCACTGGCAAGAAATGGTTGATCCGCAGACTGGTATTAGTAAAATAGTGGCGGTTCCTAACTAATGAAAATAAGCAAGATACCTGGACTAGGCAGATTTGGAATCTATATCGACGATTTAGATTTTACTAATTTATCGGATGACGAATGGGCTGAAGTAGGTCAACGACATTTGGAAAGTCTGGTCACTATAATTAGAAATGTAAAAATTACTCCAGCAGAATACGAAATTTTAATTGGTAAATGGGGTAGTCCTCATAACACGCATTTTTATTCACTTCAACGCAAATATAAAAAACCAGAATTTTTTGGAGAATTACTTTCCAAGACTGAGATAGATGGTATTGTAGTTGATCCAGAAGACAAAAAATTTGCACAAAATGTTTTGAATATTACAGCCTATGATGCTACGAACAATCCAAATACATCTGTAGTAAAAGTTACTGGCATGAAAAAACCCGACGGGAGTCCCCTGGGCATGTTTGCAGAAGGCGAATTGTTATGGCATTCTAATGAATCTGGCAATTTAGTTTTTGCACCTGGAGTAAGTCTTCTTGGAGAAACAGGCACTGTAGGTAGTGCAACTGGTTTTATAACCACGGCTGATTGGTATGAGGAACAAAGCGAAAGTTTTCGTAGTGAATTGGATGAAATGATTGTACAACATCAATTTACTCCTGGAAAAATCAATCCTGGGCTGAGAGAAGAACAGGATCTGCTGATGTACAAGAACATGTGTCCAGAACCTTCAGAACTACCACTTGTAATCAAAAGTCCATTAGGCATAAAAGGGTTACATTATAGTATCAACACTATAAATGGTATCAAAGGTATGTCCGCATTGGAATCAAAGTCTGTTTTTGATCAAATCAACAAGACACTATTTGTTGACAAATATATCTATGATCATTGGTACCAACAAGACAACGATTTATGTCTGTTTGATAACTCTATAACCTTACATCGAAGACTAGGTGGAATCACTAATCGCATGTGTTATAGAATACAGTATCAGTATTCTAAACTGGTGTCCAATTGGAATCCATATCTCAAAGAGCCCTTTATAAGTCAGTACAATAAAACAATAGAAGAATTCAACAGGTACATATAATATGGCATACTCTGACAAGGTCATCGACCACTACGAAAATCCACGCAATGTAGGATCTTTTGATAAGAATGATCCTACAGTGGGTACTGGTATGGTTGGTGCTCCTGCCTGTGGTGATGTCATGAAACTTCAAATAAAGGTAGATGAAGATGGTATTATTAGAGACGCTCGTTTCAAGACATACGGATGCGGTTCAGCAATCGCGTCAAGCTCACTGGTTACTGAGTGGGTTAAAGGTATGCATATTGATGATGCTAGTAAACTTAAAAACTCCCAGATCGCAGAAGAGCTTGCACTCCCGCCTGTAAAGATACATTGTTCAATTCTTGCAGAAGATGCAATCAAAGCCGCAATAGAAGACTATCGAAAACGACACAATGCTTAAGGTGTTGTTTTATCACGCTACTAGTGTATCTACGGATCCTAGGCTTGAGTTAGGCGTAGCTGTTTTATATCTGAAAACCCATATAGACACACATTGCCCTGACATCAAAGATAAAATTGAGTGGTTAGTTCCAAAACAATACCAAATTGA